ATGGCGTGTATATACCCCAAAACGAGTCGATAAGTCATGATTAGTGATGATCAGGTCATCATTGGTGGACTTACGGCTGAAACAGGCTCAGATGGGCTGGAATCGGTTTTTTCGCCGGTAACAGCTCCACGAATCCACTCACCGCTTAATGATTTGCCATCGCGCGGCTTTGAATTGATTGATTTTGCTGACCAGATCATCCCGGGCGGTTTTATGCCGTGGCAAAAGTGGCTGGCCGAGCACTCGCTCAAGGTAAAGCCCGATGGCAGATACCTCCATCCAATTTCGGTTGCCACAGTTGCACGCCAAAATGGAAAGAGCACTTACATGATGGCTCGGATTATGATGGGGCTTTTTCATTGGGATGAATCCTTGCAGGTTTCCACAGCTCACCGGCTTGTCACATCGCTGGAGCAATTTCGAGCCATTGTGCAGATCATCGAGGAAAACGCAGATTTGGCCAATCAGGTAAAACGAATCCGCTGGCAACATGGTGCCGAGGAAATCCAAACACTCAAAGGCAATCGCTTTATTATCAAAGCTGGTGGATCGGCAGCTCGTGGTTTGTCAAAGCCGGAAAGCATCCACATGGATGAAATTCGAGAGTTGCACGACATGGAGACATTTGCTGCAATGCGGTACACCTTGATGGCTGCCAAAAATCCACAGGTCAATTGCTTTTCCTCAGCTGGTGATTCGCACTCCATCGTTTTGAATCAATTGCGCGAAAGAGGATTGGCCGCAGCTAGTGGGGCAAGCGATGATGTGGGCTATTTTGAGTGGTCTGCACCAACTGATGAAATTACGCTGGAAAATGCAGCATTTGCCAATCCGGGTCTTGGCATCACTATTCACCCAGACAACATCCGAGCCGTTTTCAATGATCCACCGGATGTGATTATGACCGAGGTATTGAACAGATGGGTTCAAACAATTTCCAGCGTTGTTGGAGCCAAAGAGTGGCAAGAGTGTGGCGATGAATCAATTGACCTTGATGAGGACAAGCTCACATGGATGGCCATCGACATTTCACCGGATCGAAAAAATGCTGCATTGGTCGCGGCCCAAAAGCTTGGCTCAGAATCATTTGTTGTAAAGCTGTTGCACACATGGGAAAACACAATTCAGCTCGATGATCGAGCAATTGCCAATGATGCAGCCTCTTATTGCCGAAAGTACCCAATCGAGTATTTGCTTTATTCAAGGCGCACATCCGGAGCCGTTGCATCGCGTATGCAGCCGGCTGGCATCCCAATTCATGACATGGATGCCGATTATCCTCAAGCGTGCGATGAATTACTGGGTGCAATCAATTCCGGGCGTTTGAAACATCGAAATCAATCAAAGCTGACCGAGCAGATTCTTTCAGCTGTGCAATTAAGGCGCGGTGATGGTGGCTGGGTTATTGGAAGGCGAGCGAGCGGTACGGCCGTTGCCGCTGCCGTAGCATCAGCATTGGTTACACACTTTGCGACACGCCCAGAAACGGAAATAGACATTTTGGTGGGTTGATCCTTGACATTTTGAGAAAATGCGCCCATGGGATTATTTGATCGAAAGCGCACTATTGAAACTGTCGCGGTTGCGCGCGGTGCTGATGTAGCTGCACAAATTGGGCCAGCTCCAACGCTGGATGCATTTTTCCCATTTGGTGGAGCCGATTACATTGTCAGCCGCGAGGAAGCAATGTCCGTGCCAGCAATTGCTCGCGCACGCAACATGATTTGTAATTCAATCGCCACAATTCCTTTGATTACACGCGACAAAACAACAGGTGCAATTATTGATCAACCTGTTGTGATTTCTGATCCGGACAAGCGGGTGCCAGGAGCAGCATCATGGGTGTGGGCGTGTGAGGATTTATTATTTACGGGATTTTCATATTTTCAAATAATTGATTTGTTTGCTGATACAGGCCGCGTGCGCCAAATGTGGCGCGTTGCACCAAATCGAGTTGGCGTTTTCTTGAATTCAATTGGTACTCAGATTGAGTATTACACAGTTGATGGATCGCGTGTGCCAATGTCTGGTGTCGGATCACTTGTTGTCTTTTACGGCAACGATGAAGGATTGTTGAATCGCGCTGGTCGCACAATCCGTGCTGGTGCAGAGCTTGAAAGAGCAGCTGCAATGTACGCAAAAGAGCCGGTTCCATCGATGGTTTTGAAATCAAATGGCACAGCATTGCCAGCAGATCGCATTGCAAAACTTTTGGATGCATGGGGCGCAGCTCGTAGAAATCGCGGCACAGCATTTCTTAATGCCGATGTTGAACTTACAACAGTTGGATTTTCTCCAGAACAAATTGGCCTCAATGCTGCACGCGAGATCATTGCAACAGAATTGGCCCGTGCCGTGGGTATTCCGGCTTACTTTATTGATGCGCCGACTGGATCATCCATGACCTATGCAAACGCCCAAACGGCGCGTCAAACTTTGTTGGACTTTTCGCTGCTCCCGCTGATGAATAGCATTTCCAGCCGTTTATCGATGCCGGATTTCACGCCATCAACACAGCGCGTGGAATTTGATTTGAAGGCTTACCTACGCGGATCAGAAAAAGAGCGTGCTGAGATATACAAGATTTTATTTGAAATCGGTGCAATTACCACCGATGAAATTAGACAAATGGAGGACATGATCTCATGAAGCTAACAACACCAATGCACATCACGGCAGCTGATTCAGATTCACGCACAATCAGCGGTCGCATCGTTGCTTTTAATGAGCACGCAAACGCATCAACCGGCAAAGTTGTATTTGCTCGCGGATCAATCCAGCCACAAGATGTTTTTTTAAACCTTGAGCACGACAACACACGCAGAATTGGCAAGAGCATTGCCATGACTGTGAACGACAAGGAAATGACAGCAACATTTAAGATTGCAAACACAACAGCCGGCACGGATGCATTGACAGAGGCGATGGAAGGCCTACGCGATGGATTTTCAATTGAGTTGGCCGTGGACAATTACGAAATGCAAAAGGATGGCACCATGAAGGTGCTCAATGGGCAGCTCACAGCTGTCGCTTTGGTTACTGAACCAGCCGTGCGATCTGCGCGCGTTTCTGAGGTAGCCGCATCAGAGGATTCTGAAACTGAAACAGTTACAGAGACAACAAACCTAAATGAAGGAGACAAAGTGGACAACACTACCGAACCAGTCGCTCCTGCCGTTGAACCGGTAGCAGCTCCAGAAGTCGCCGCACCAGTACAGGCATCGCGCCCGGCTTATTACACAGCACCACGCTCACCAATTGTGGACAAGGTTTCATACCTTGAGCACTACCTCAAGGCAAGCATTTTGCATGATGAGGATTCTCGTCAGTATGTCAAGGCAGCTGACAACACAACATCAACAGCACCGGGCATGGTTCCAACACCACAAAGCACACAGGTTGTTAATGCGCTTGCAAATGCTGATCGTGGTTGCATCGATGGAATCAGTCGCGAAACTTTGGTTTCAGAAGGCATGACCTTTGAAATTCCTCGTGTCACAGCTGTTCCAACAGTTTTGCCAATTAACGAAAGTGGAACAGTCACCGAATCATCACTTTCCGCGACTTATCTTTCTGTAACTGTTCAGCCTTTCAAAGGCCGTGCTATCTCGACTGTTGAGCTCATTGACAGATCGCGGCCGGAGTACCTCACAGCTCTCTTGCAGAACCTTGAGTTCGCTTATGCAAAAGAGACTGATGAATATGCTTTGGCAGCACTTAACACAGCTGGTGGCGTAACAGCTCAATCAGCAAACTCATCAACCGGATTCCTCGGATACACATCAAAGGCTTGTGCCGATGTTTATGGCTCATCACTTGGATTTGCTCGCTCATTGATCGTTTCACCAACACAATGGGGAAACATCATGGGATACAACGACAATGGCACACCTCTTTACAATGCGGCACAACCTAGCAATCAGGCAGGAAATGTCCGAGGCGATTCATTGCGCGGTGTAGTTTCACCGGGCTTGAACCTTTATGTTTCTCGCTCATTTGGTAACGCTGGAACAACAACAGCTGATGGCGATCTTTCAATGGTCGTTGTCAATCCAGATTCATACACATGGTACGAATCTCCACGCTTTACACTACGCACAAACATCAACAGCGATGGAACGATTGACATCCTGTACTACGGCTATGGCGCACTAGCTGCCAAGGTGCCAAATGGTGCACGATTCAACAACCTCCCATAAATCACTATCGGTAGCGGTCGCTCCCGAACGCTACTGACACGAAAGGAACCGAGATGCCAGCAATAGTCACAGCCGCACAGCTGAGAGCGATTCTTGGTGTCTCGGTTTCCTTGTATTCTGATGCTCAATTGGATCAAATAATTGATTCGGCTGAGCAAACGATTTTGCCTTTACTTACGCAATACCAATCATCGGTGACTTTTGCCAATGTGGATGATTCCGTCATTTATTTCACCACAATGCGGCCAAATTACTTTGTGCCGGGTCAATCTGTTGTTGTTACCGGGGCCGGAACTTACAGCGCGACCTACACAGTCACCGATGATCGGATTGAGCCTTACCTATTTACAGCTGCAACAGCGGCACCTAATAGAACATATCCGCTGCCATTTATTCCAGCGGCAACAGCGACATTGAGTGGATCATCGGCAGCCCAGCTATATGCAGCAACACCACCTGTTGAAAACGCAATTTTGGTTGTATCGGTTGAGATATTCCAGAGCATTACAGCTCCCGGCAATCAGATCATGTCAGACAATTTCCAGCCGGCACCATTTATCCTCGGGCGCAGCTTAACCAACAGAGTCATTGGCCTCCTTGGGCCGTTTCTTGATGTTGAAACGATGGCACAATGACAATCGAATCCCAAATCCGCACACCATTAAAAACAGCACTTTCATCCATTGCTGCCAATGTGTATAACGGAATCCCAGAAACAATGACAAGCCCATCAATTTGCTTGGTGCCAGATGCTCCATATTTGGAAAGCGTTTTGATTGGCAAAGGCACAACAAGAGTCAAAGTCAATCTCACAGTCACAGGCGTTGTCGGATATTCAAACAATGCGGCAGCCTTGGACAATCTTGAAAAATTGATGATTAGCATCATCAGCACAATGCCAGCCGGATACGAAGTTGGCAATGTCAATCAACCACAGCCATTGGAAGTCGGTGCAGGTAAATACCTCACGGCCGATTTACAAGTTAGCACCTACTACACCAATTAAAGGAGAAAAAAAATGCCAACAACAATCATTACCGGCCGCGATGTGTCATTTACCTTAGACACAAAAAATTATGATGCACAGACAACATCTGCTGTGCTTTCATGTGACACGATTATCGAGACATATCAAACACTCGATGGCCGCGCTTACAAATCGATCGATACACAATGGACTTTCACAATCGAGCTTTTGCAAGATTGGGGCGCATCAGGCGCAATTGGATCATTGTTTGAATCAATGTGGTCAAATGCTGAAACAGCTGCAAACACAACTGTTGCCGTTTCTTTCACAGCGGTCACAGGCGCGGTATTTACTTTCAATGTATTGCCAATTTTCCCAACAGCCGGTGGAGCTGCTCCAGGAGCACTCACCGACACATGGACATTGACAGTCGTTGGAACACCAACAGAATCATTTAGTTAAAAAAAGAATCGGGAGCAAAAATGAAACTAGCAATCACAATTGAATACACGGCCGGGGAGAGCGCGACTTACACCGCGCTCCCACCGGAGTGGATGAAGTGGGAACAAAAGACAGGCAACACTATTCAGCAAGTACAGGACAAGCTGGGCATTGCCGATCTGATGTTTTTGGCATATCACGCAATGAAGCGCGAAGCTGGCGGCAAGCCAGTTAAAGCATTTGAGGTGTGGTGTGAAACAGTCACCGATATCAATATGGGAGAGACTGATACCCCAAAAGCTACCAATCCGGAAGCATAAATCGGCTCCTTTGGGAGTTAGCAATATCGACCGGATTGCCACGATCGGAGTTTCAAACCGCTGAGGATGTTTTAACCGCATTTGAGATATTGGAGAAGCGCAATGGCAACTGATGCAATCACTTATGACAAGAGTGATTTGCGCGGCATCATCAAGGCTTTCAAAGCTATGGATGAAACAGCTGTTGCACAGGCCAAAGGTGTTTCAAATGGTTTGGCCACTTATCTGCAATCAAAGATCAAAAGCGAGGCAGCAAATAGGCCAAACAATGCAGCTGGTCGAATTGCTGATGGATCGCGTGTCAGCAAATCATCAAAAATTGGTGAAATTTCATTTGGTTTTGTGTCACAGAAATTTAGTGGTGGCGGTACAACTCAACAACTTTGGGGCGGTTACGAATTTGGATCACGCAAATTCAAGCAATTTCCAATTTGGTCAGGCCGTGGGCCAAAAGGTGGATCAAAAGGATATTTTATTTATCCAACATTGAGAGCTGAGCAACCTCACATCATTGCCCAATGGGAAGCAGCGTTTTCTAAGATTTTGAAGGAGTGGTGATGGCCGGTCAATCCAGAACATTAAAGCTGGCAATCCTTGGTGATATTGATCAGCTCAAAAAAAGCTTAGATACCGGCAGCAAAGAGGTTCAATCTTTCGGGTCAAAGCTCGGTGATTTTAGCAAAAAGGCTGGATTGGCATTTGCCGCAGCTGGAGCCGCTGCCGCTGTTTATGCTGGCAAATTGGCCGTGGATGGGGTCAAAGCGGCCATTGCAGATGCAGCCGCACAGGAAAGACTGGCATTGACCTTACGCAATGTCACAGGTGCCACCAATGCCCAAATTAAGAGCACAGAGGATTACATCACCAAAACATCATTGGCTTTTGGCGTAACCGATGATGATCTAAGGCCATCGCTTGAGCGTTTGGCCCGTGCAACAGGCGATGTTGAAAAGGCACAGAGATTGCAAGGCTTGGCCATTGACATTGCAGCCGGTAGCGGTAAATCGCTCGAGGCCGTCTCAAATGCTTTGGCAAAAGCTCAAGAAGGCAACACAGCCGCTTTGGGCAAACTGGGTGTTGGCCTAAGTGCTGCCACGCTTAAAACACTTTCGATGGATGAGATTACAAAGAAGCTGGCAGATACTTTTGAAAATCAAGCATCGGTCAAAGCTGAAACATTTCAAGGCAAAATGGATCGGCTTAAAATTGCATTTGATGAAGGCAAAGAAACAGTCGGATCATTCATTCTTGATGCCATCACACCATTGGTCACAATTTTTGTGGACAAGGTCATCCCACAGCTTGCAAAAATGGCCGATTCAATTGGCAAGGATTTGGCGGCTCCATTAAACAATGTCAAATCAATTTTAACTGATTTTGTAATTCCAGCATTTAAAGCTTTGTATAGTTATTTGTTTGACTTTGTCATCCCATTTTTTGCCAATGTTTTTGGGCCAGCATTAACAGGCTTACGCAATGCCTTTAATACCATCAGCACAGCAATTTCAAACAATGAAGCCGATTTGCAGCCATTGTTCAGCTTATTCAAATCGGTAGCAAGCTTTGTTCGCGACAATTTGGGGCCAGCAATTGGCACAGTTTTGCGCGTGGCTTTCAATGTTGTCGGTGATGCAATTGCCGGAGTTATAACAGGCGTTTCACGATTGATTAATTTCTTTGACAATGTAATTGACAAAATCAAAGAGTTCATCAATTTGGTCAAAAACAATCCTTTGGTTCAAGGCCTTGGCGATATCATTGGCAAAGTCTTTGGTGGCGGTAAAGCTGCTGGTGGCCCGGTATCGGCTGGCACCACATACCTTGTTGGCGAGCGCGGCCCAGAGTTGTTCACGCCATCGGGCAGCGGCAACATTATCCCAAATCATAAAATGGGCGGTGGTGGCGGTGGCATTAGCATCACAGTTAATGGCGCGCTTGATCCGGAAGGTGTAGCACGCCAAATTGTTACAATCCTTAACAATTCGACTTATCGTGGCACGCTAGGTTCAGGAGCTTTTGCATGAGCCTTTGGTCTCCCGAATATCAGATTTTGATCAATGGCGTTGATTACAGCTCATCAACCATTGCAAATCTGGGAATTACATCCGGGCGCACATCGATATATGAACAACCCGTGGCCGGATATTGTTCGGTCGAGCTGATCAATTTCGACAATACGGATTATTCTTTTACAGTCGGCACAGACATTTTGATTTCAATCAAGGATTCAACTGGCACATTTGTTGATTTGTTTGGCGGATTTATTTCAGACCTTGAGATTTCTGTGCAATCAGCTGGATCACGCGGATATGTCACAGCTGCACGAATTACAGCTTTGGGAGCATTGGCGCGCTTGGCGCGAGCAAATTGGGAATTGGCTTTGGCAAAAGATTTTGATGGAGATCAGATATATGTCATTTTGTCAGATTTGCTGCTTAACAATTGGAACGAAGTTGCACCAGCTTTACAATGGCAAAATTACGATCCGACTACGACATGGGCTGATGCTGAAAATGTAGGCCTTGGAGAAATCGATCAGCCAGGACAATATGAAATGGTCGCGCGCGCTGCCGATCCAGTTTCAAGCTACACAATAGCCTCACAAATTGCCGAATCTGGACTCGGTTATATGTACGAGGATTCATCAGGCCGGATCGGGTATGCCGATGCATTGCACAGACAAAACTATTTAGCGGCCAACGGCTACACGACAATTTCAGCAAATACATCAATCGGGGTTGGATTGAAGTCGATCACCCGCTCCGGCGATGTGCGAAATTTCATCACTTTGAATTACAAAAACTCAAAAATCGATGTGAGCGATTTGGCATCTATTTCGCAATACGGCAAATTTGCAGAAATCTTTGACACCAATTTAGAAAATGCAGCTGAGGCTTTGGCCGTTGCCGAAAGGCGTTTGCAGCTCAAAGCCTATCCACGCGCGTTTTTTGACTCGATCGAATTCCCGTTGGGATCGCCAGAAATCGATGATTCAGATCGGGATGATTTGCTCAACATATTTATGGGCTTACCTTTGGAAATCACGGATTTGCCAGCAAACATTGTGAACAGCGTTTTTCAAGGATATGTCGAAGGCTGGACATTTCGAGCCTCGTACAATGCTTTGTCAATCAGCATCAACGCATCACCAATTGAATTCTCCCAAGTGACACTCCGATGGAATCAAGTGTCTGCTTTGGAGTCTTGGAATACAATCAACCCAACACTTACATGGGAAAACGCGATCGGATCGGTGGCATAAATGGCAACTACAACTCCCAATTTTGGCTGGCCGGTGCCAACGAGCACCGATTTGGTCAAGGATGGCGCAACAGCAATTGAAGCTTTAGGCGATGGCATCGACACATCGATGGTCGATCTTAAAGGCGGAACAACAGGACAAATTTTGGCAAAGGCAACAAATGCCGATATGGACTTCACATGGACTTCACCAAATCCCGGTGACATCACAGCTGTAACGGCTGGCACGGGTATCACAGGCGGTGGCACATCAGGTGATGTCACAGTCTCATTTGATCAAGCCAATTTTGGCGGAGGTCAATTTGCTGCCGGTAAAAACAAGATAATTAATGGTGACTTTAGAATCAATCAAAGAGCCTTTACAAGCATCACAACAGACGGAACATATGGGTTTGATAGATGGGCTTTAGGAACGGCGGGTGGTGCTACTTATACACCGCAGACATTTACCGCAGGAGCCGCACCTGTTGCTGGTTATGAAGCAATCAATTTTGCGCAGGTTGCAACAACAGGACAAACTGCGACAAGTACAATCACGATTTTGCTAGAAAGAATTGAAGATGTTAGAACTTTTGCAGGACAAACAGCAACAGTTTCTTTTTGGGCTAAAGCAACTTCGGGAACTCCAAAAATTGCCGTGGAGATGCAACAAAACTTTGGCAGCGGTGGAAGCGCAACAGTAAATACTTACGCTGGACAAATAACAATGACTACTTCTTGGGTACGCTATTCCGTAACAGTAGCCGTTCCATCTGTGTCAGGTAAAACTATTGGCACAAGCAGTTTTCTTGCACTTCAGTTATGGACTTCGGCTGGTTCAGATTTTAATGCTCGCACAGGCTCACTTGGTATTCAAACGGCAACAATAGGCATTTGGGGCGTACAACTCGAGGCAGGTTCAGTCGCGACACCTTTTCAAACGGCAACAGGAACTATCCAAGGAGAATTAGCCGCTTGTCAGCGTTACTACTGGAACTGGAAATCAGGCAACAGTTTGACAATGGGAATTGGTCGCTATACAACGGCTACCGAAATGGGTATCTATACAATGTTCCCAGTAACAATGAGAACAGCACCGAGTTTAGTAGCGACAACGGGCACAAATTATTACTCAATCGGTTCAGATGGCTTTAATAGTTTTACAATCTTCCAGCAAGATACTTCATCGGCTTGGCTTTACAATCTTTCAGAAGTAAGCGGAACTGGCGGAAATACAGACCGCGTTTATACAAACAATGCAGCAGCCTCAGTCTCATTTAGTGCGGAGTTATAAAATGACAAGACAATACACAGTCGAAGAAAATGGCGTAATTTGGTATGAGGAAAATGGAGTGCGTGTATCTTTTAGCGCAGACCCAGCCAACTCAGACTATCAACGCTATCTAAACCCAGAAGCGGAACAATCCACACCGATTGACACCGGTGATGAGTAATTTTCCACAAGGCACATTGCCGCGTTTGATTCAGGTTGCTTTGGCTGAGGTTGGCACAATCGAAACAGGCAACAATGAGACCAAGTACGGCAAATTCATGAAAGCCGACAAGCTGCCATGGTGTGGATCATTTCTAAATTGGTGTGCTCATCAAGCTGGTGTCAAAGTGCCAAATGTTGTCAGCACGCGAGCTGGTGCCGAGGCATTTAAGAAAAACAAGCAATGGCACACCACACCAAAGATTGGTGACTTTGTTTTCTTTGATTTCATCATCGATGATAAAGAAACGATCAATCACATTGGCTTGGTGATCCGGGCATCGGAAAAACAAATCGTGACCATTGAAGGCAACACATCAGGCGGTGGCGATCAACGCAATGGTGGAGAAGTCATGGTCAAATCAAGAGCTTTGGGAGCACGCTCATTTGTAATCGGTTACGGCCGACCAGCTTATGAGCCATTTTCCGGTGATTTACCGGATCGACCAAAAGGAGAAAAATAATGGATCAAGCAAAAGCAATAGCGGCCTCATGGGGTCGCTCATATCTAGCAGCAGCTTTGGCCGTGTACATGGCTGGCGGAGACATCAAGGCAATGGCAATGGGTGGCGTGGCAGCTGTTGTGCCCGTCATTTTGCGCTGGCTCAATCCAGCTGACAAAGCTTTCGGTTCAACGGGGAAATGATCCGGAAATCACTCGCGGCAGGTTTAGCTTTGATCCTTTCGCTAAGCCTTGCCGGGTGTGGTTATCAAGGCTGGGTGCGATACCCATGCCAATTGCATGAAAACTGGGAAAACCCGGAATGCTTAAAACCGCAATGCAAAGTGACTGGTACCTGTACGGAGGATTTGATTGGCGATGGCTTCAAAGAGTAAAGAGCGATTAAGTCAAGAGGACATCAAAGCTCGGTTGATGTTTCTCATTGGCTCGGTGCTGGCCATTGTGTTTCTTATTGTCACTTTGGGAATCACTTACGCATTGATCTTTGTTACTCAGCCAATTGGCGCACAGGCTCCCAATGATGCAGCTTTCATCGATCTGCTTAAAACATTGGCAATCTTTCTCACCGGGTCATTGGGTGGAGTTTTGGCATCTAATGGCCTCAAAGATAAAACCACAAAATCAGAATATGAAAAAAGCATTGAAAGGCGTTTAGGCGGTAGCGACACGCCATGATTTAAGCGTGATTCTTGAATTTGTCTGCTTATCCTGTCACTCTCTCTTTTGGGAGCGAAGCACAGTAGTTCCCGAATCGGGAGCAATACAATGAACGAAGCATCAATTGTGATCATGTGTTTGATCGCTGGAGCCTTTTGGGCCGTCATGGCCTATTCGGTAGGTTTTAAGGAAGGCGAGCGACAAGGTTATACAAGAGGCCGAGCCGTAGCACGCCACGCGGTATCAGCTGATCGGAAGGTCAAATGATGGCCACATTTATGGATGGGTACGAAGGCAACAAAGAGCGCACGGATCGATGGATTGCTACATTTCCACAAGGTCGGCTTGAATCGCACATTGTTGAATTTGATTTTGCAAAAGGCTATGTGCTTGTGCAAGCAAAAGCATGGAGAAATCAAGAGGAAATCCATCCAGCTGGGATTGATTATGCACATGGGTTTTTAACAGCTTACAGTTCAAAAATGGCACGCTGGATGATCGAAGACACTTGCACCTCAGCTTTGATGCGCGTGATGGCTTTGGTTATGGGCAACACAGAAAAGGCCACCAAAGAGGTTATGGCATTGGTCAAGAGCGAATCACCGGCAGTTGATTATGACTACTGGACAACCAAACATGGCGATGTGCCAAGCTACAAAACATCCGGAGAAGCTGAGCAAGCCGGCACGCCATCATTTGGATCATCGGCCGATTCTGCATGGACAGCCGATGCAATCCCATCGTGCCGTCATGGTGAGATGCGCTGGAATCAAAGTAAGCCAGATGCACCCAAATCATGGGGCGGCTACTTTTGCACCGAAAAGGTCAAAGAAAATCAATGCACGCCGCGTTGGTATGTCTTGCGATCAACAGGAAAATGGGAGCCACAGGTATGAGCGACTTTGTGGAAATCATTTATCCTCAAGAGATGAAAGCACGATTGATGTGCAATGGCGAAATCGTTGAGGAATACAAAATTGAGCAATGCGACAAATGTTCACAGCTGAGGCGATTGGATCACTTTGGCTACCAAAAAGGCTATGACAAGCAAGACAACATCATTTGGTTTTGTGGTGATTGCCGATGAAGCGCAATGTCATAAAACCTGTTTATTCAAAAGCAATTGTTGGTTGGATTTGCACTTGTGGAAATAAAACTGATTGGGTAATTCATGGCATTAAAAGAAGTCGGATTATAGAGTGTGCACTTTGCCATGTGTCGCAAATTATGAGGTCAAGCCAATGATAGATCGCATTGAGGAAGTGCAATGCATGATTGCAGCGATTCAACATTGCCATGATCGATCAGCCGATCACAGCTCACGCATTGTCAAAGACATTTCATGGTTTGCCTATGTGGCCCAAATGGGCGAATCAATGGCCGCTGAGTATCTTGTAGCCAAACGATTGGGTTATGAGTACACACCGGGCATCACATGGGATAAGTCAAAGGCTGATGTGGGCGACCATATCGAGGTCAAATGGTCAGCCAATCCCAACAGCAATTTGTGGATTCAGGAATCAGATCGCCATGATCGAGACATTGCAATCCTTGTTACAGGCAGCTCACCAAAAATGCACATTGTTGGCTGGATTCCGGTTGTTGTGGCCAAGAAACCACGCTATCGAAACGCATCACAAAACAATTGGAGTGTGCCACAAATTAACTTACAACCTATCGAGACTTTAGCCAGGAGCAACTATGCACATCCTTCAATTTGATTGTTCGATATGTTCAAAACTTTACGGAAAGCCAAAGCAACGCCATGGACTTAAGAAAGGTGCTGAGCTGACAGAGCATGAGTGGTTTGCTCAATGCATGAGCTGTGGCACATTTGGCATCAAGATTGTTGATGATGCTCGGATTCAGGAGATGTCATTATGAATAAGTTATCCACAGGCTTTATCCACAGGTGTGCGAAACCTGTTGGAATCGCCCAAGATTACGCTCGGTATTTGACAAGGTGGCTACCATCTACACGAGGTAGCGAGCCGGTGAGCCGGATAGCTCGCAGCCGATGTTTGATGGTTTTGGCCGTGCTATGTCTTGTTGGCACAACACCGGCTAACGCAACAAAAGAAGTGAAACCATCGATTGATTATCTTAAACTCTATGCACATTCAAGGATTGTTAATTGGCAAGAGTTCAAATGCTTTGACAAGCTAATAACAAAGGAAAGCAATTGGCGTGTGAACGCAATCAATGGATCACACTTTGGTTTAGGCCAGATGCGGAATTCTAAGTACAGAAACCTTGACGGCTTTCGGATGATTGACTGGACTCTCAGATACATAGACCATAGGTATCAAGGCTCAAGCTGCAAAGCCTATGAACATTGGCAGAAGCGTGGGTGGCATTGATGTCACGCAACTGGAAAGGTGGCAGTACAGCGCGGTGGCGTAAGATCAGAGAGATGGTGCTCAAGCGTGATGGTTGCTGTCAGATGTGTGGCCAGACAGAAGGTCAGATGCACATTGATCATGTGATTCCAAAGCGATTGAATGGGAGCGATGAATTGTGGAATTTGAGGCAATTGTGTCAAAAATGCAATTTGGTCAAAGGTGGTCGTTTTTTTGAAACGGACAAGACAC